ATAAACTATTTGAATTACAAATTATAAAAATTATAAATCACCTTCAAAATTTTAACATTTTTATAAAACATTTAATTAATTTAATTAATTAGATTAATCTATCTATTTTTTCTTACACTTACAATATTCACTCTCGAAAGATAATTACACAACAACCATAGAGTCAAAACATTTTTTAGTGTTCTCTCTTGTGTTTTTTAAAGCATGGCTAACACGGAGTGATCGGGGGGGAAGAAATGTATCAGTAATCATTACATCGATAAAAAATATGATTGAGTTTGGTTTTTTAAGTTTATAATTGTAACTAAGAGAGTCTAGTTTAGACAAAACAATGCTCGGATATCAAATTATATAAATATAAAAAGAATTATAAACTATTTGAATTACAAATTATAAAAATTATAAATCACCTTCAAAATTTTAACATTTTTATAAAACATTTAATTAATTTAATTAATTTGATTAATCTGTTATGCTAATAATAATAGTGAATTATCTACTTTTAAGAAATATTAAGAGTCAGTTTTATTTCAGCAATATTACGATCAATCGCATCGATTTCGCCTAATAACTTATAATACACTTTGAACAGAGCAGATGCTGTAGATGCTTTTTTATCATCATAAGTTTTGTAATCGGTTTCAAGTTGTACAATGCCTTTTTGTGTGGATGTGGCATCGGGTAAGTATTCCCATCGACAATCTCCATTTGGATTGATAGATTTTAAAAACATGTTTTGATAGTTTGAGTTGTTGTATTTGTATTGCATATGGTTATCTATAACCAGATTTGAAAATGTACCGTTACCTCCCAAGATGTTTATATTGTTACTATCGTAATACGCCACGCTACCGATTAAAAGATTCTGTCTTGCTAAATTAATATTATCCACATCTATCAAGTTGTTACTTCTATACATGAATCCTAAATCGTTGGAAAAGGCACTTATGTTTACAGGTCGATTGGACAACTGAAAGAAATCACCGGTGTGAGCAACCTCGTGTAAACCTAGATGTTGTCTGGCTGTTGAAGGATTGTCCACACGAATATTGTCGTCCACACGCATATACTCGGTATACAATGCCCTTATTTTAGGATCAATGGAATTGGATATGGAGGCATAATTAACATTGTAAATATTGTTTATAAATTGGTTAAGTCCATACATAGACAACGCTACAATCCTATCATCCATTATCAACTGGCTATCGTAATTGCTTGTAAGGTATATGAAACCTGCATTTGTTTCTGAACCGTACAGCAACTGTTTCGGTATGATTTGCCCTTGAGTGTTAATTGATAAATAGAAATCGTTCGTAAATTGTAAATTTGCGTTGTTAGGATTTATAAAGACGATGTTTGAGTTTACATAAAAATCTCGAACAGCAAAGGAGTTGTTGTTATTAATGGACGAAATCAAACCTTCCATATTTGTATTAAAACCTAAGTTTGCTCTGGCCTGCCTAAGGTCGGTCAACTCAGATAAGTTGTTTGTTTTCTTCATCAAACCAGAATCAATTATAGTTTCTTGGATTTCTGCAGCAAGAGAAACATTTCCGATGTTATTCAACAAAGACCGGATAGTCTGTTCCATTTCGTTAACCGCGATGATGGATGCTGCTGCATTGCTGTCGTTATCTGTGAATGCGTGGCTCAATTTTATAACACCGTATTCTGTGTCTGATGCTTTTTTTAAAGATGTCCAAAAGGTTGAACCATCGGGTTGTATGGATAGATATTTAGGATTTTCATCGATTTCAATATTTGGAAAAATCAAATTTCCGTTGATTGTAAGATTGTTCATTGTGATAGCCTCTGAGTTATCTTTAAACGCCATAGAACCCAATCCAAGATTACTAATTGCACCGTCCACATCTATATTGTGCACATCTTTATGAAGAAAATCCAAATCATTGTTTAAATCTGAAAAATTTGTAGGTTTGTTCAACAAATCATTGTAGTCACCCGTAAACGCTATCGGTTGCAACTGGTTTATGTTTTGAAACACTACATCAGATGTATCAAAATCACTAAACTTGATGTCTTCCAAATTGCAGTTGATCCAGTTGCCCAACTCCACATCCACAAAATCCACCGTTCCGTCGTTACTCTTGCAAATAAGAAATTTGTTTAGACCAGCATTGTCTGATTTAAGTTTGAAATGATCGATGGAAATAGACCCACCATCGATATTCACATTATTTGAATCAAAATTGGCTAAAGAACCAAAACCAAGATTGCGTCTAGCTTCAAAAACATTCTTAACATCTGCCAGATTGTTTTTACGATGTAAATATAATGACATTTTAATCAAAAAATAAAATAAATTTAAAAAAACTTTATATAAATTTAATCAAAGTAAATAAAAGAATGCCTGGTGGATTAATTCAATTGGTTGCATTTGGTGCGCAAAACATATTGTTGAATGGAAATCCTTCTGTAAGTTTTTTCAAGAAAGTTTACAAAACATATACCAATTTTGCTATGGAAAGTATGCGTGTTGTTTTTGACAAGAATTATATTAAATTCAACGAATCAACCACAATGATATCTAAAATAAAAAGAAATGCCGATCTAATCCAAAATATATATTTTTCCTTTGAAATTCCAGAAATAAAAAAACAAGTTAAACGAAACAACGAATCGACCATTATAGGTGACGATTTCCGATTTGTTAAAAATCTAGGAGAGGTGTTGATAGAGAATTATCATATCTATATAGGCGGAACCATCATTGACAAACAATACGGCGAATGGTTACATATTTGGAACGAACTATCAATAGAATCTAGCAAACGATACGGGTATGACAAACTTATCGGTAACATACCCGAAGTGTACTTACCAGACCCTTTCAATCGTTTACAACAGAACGCTGTTCAAATTGAAAAACAACGGTTCTTTGTACCTTTAACATTCTGGTTCAATAAAAGTCCAGGATTGGCGTTGCCGTTGATCGCTCTACAATATCACGAAGTAGAGATTCATATTGAGTTGAGACCTTATAAGGAAATATTTACAATCAACGAACAGAAACCAACGCATTGGAACGAGTATTTCGAATCAGCGGCTATTGATATTAATCCTCATTTGGAAGTGAATTATCTGTTTTTGGATACATACGAACGGAACTACTTCGCGACGAATGCTCAAGATTATTTAATAGAACAGGTTACGCGTATTCCAATATTGAACATTAACAGATTCTCTACATCAGAGTTGACTTTACAAAATCCAGTGAAGGAGTTCGTATGGGTGTTCAAAAGAAACGATGTCGATGATACAAACAGTTGGTACGAATACATCGATTACAATTACGCTGATTCGAGAGAGTATATTGATGCGGATGGTCATTGTAATTGCGAGAATTATACTCGAGAAAAAGAGATAATGAAAAACGGTAAATTCATTTTCAACGGAATCGATCGGTTCGAAGAGAAGGACGCTTCGTATTTCAATTTGGTTCAGCCTTACCAACATCATACCGTCATACCCAAATCGGGCATCTATGTCTATTCATTTAGTTTGTATCCCGAAAACTTTCAACCATCGGGTTCATGCAATATGTCCAGACTGAACAAAATACAGTTTCAAACAGAAAGATGTCCAATTCCCGATGGTAAAAATTACAAATACGATCTGTTTCTGTATGTTATTAATTACAACTTTTTAAGGATTACTGCCGGTCTGGCCGGATTATCCTTTTCATCATAAAAATATTGTGTAAAAATAAATGCTATTCAAAATCATATTTAACTTATCATTTGTAATATTGTTAGGGATGTCAATGTACTATACCTTTTTGTATACACAAATAAGCGAAGATATAAATGAGATGAAATACAAATTGAAAAGCTGTTACAAATCTATCGTGAACGAACAGGAACACGAAATTCCTTCAGAAACATCGGAAGTTCTTCGTAAACAAGCTAAGAAAAAAACAAAACATGCTAAAAATAAATAAAATATGCATAAAAAGTAATAATGTCGAGACCTACTAATGCGAATACCAATACGAAATTGATAAATGATGACATGATAGGCAAATTGAACAAACTAAACGAATTTAAGAATAAACTTGATACGACCAAAAATAAAGAGAGGGATCTAAACTCTAAGGTCAACTCCCTCTCCGAAATCAATAAAAATGTTACCGAAAGTTATAATGTATCTTTGAAGATCATAGTTGATGTTACCAAATTGTTGAATCAGTATATGCTGTACTTTAATGAGATTGATAAAGTGATAAACAGTTTGAACGATAGTAATAATACCACTTTGACCTTAACAAATAATTACTTCGACAATATAAACAGATTAACCTCCGAAAAAATTGACGAATTGACAAATAACTTTAAAAATCAAATTGATTCGGTAAAGAACATATACTCCAAAAACAATTTACCCACCGAAGATTTGGAAAAGTACAATTCGCTACTAGCATCCATCAACTCCGATTCCAAATTATTACTTAAAAAACAAGAAGGTGGTAAGAAATATAGAACGCAAAAAAAATAAATGGGATTCCTACACATCGTTTCCGGATCGATGTTTAGTGGCAAAACAACCAGGCTTATTGAGTTATTTTACAAACATTATATCAACAACAACATACTGATATTCAATCATTGTATTGATCAAAGATACAACAAAGAAGCTTTTATAACAACACACAATTTGGAGAAGGTTGTGTGCAATCAAATAGATCATTTAGATGTAATCAAACATCATCCAGACTACTTACATACAAACATGATTATCATTGACGAAGTACAGTTCTTCACAAATGTTAAATCAATTGTTCTAGAAATGGTTGAAACAGACAATAAACATGTCATTATTGCTGGATTGTTAACCGACGCAGATAGAAATGTGTTCGGTAACATGATCGATCTAATTCCTTATGCTGATGTTTACGAACAAAAGTATTCCAAATGTCATTTATGCGACACTAACAAAGGGTTGTTTACTCTACGAAGAACAGACTCCGAATGTGTTGTAGATGTTGGATCTTCTGATAAATACATTTCGGTGTGTAGAGATCATTACTTAAAAAAATGAGACGAAATAAAATACATAGACAAATGAATACCGAAGAGATTCCTGAAAAAAAGAAACGAGGAAGGAAACCAAAGACAGATAAGAATCAGAAAAACATTGCGAAAGATAATAAAAATTTGGAACCTCAAATTTTACACCTAAACATCACACGGAACAACAGCCTAGTTTCTAAAGACGATGTAATCATGTCATCGGATGTGTTCAATAGTGATGTTGATTTACAAAGCAGTAACGATCAACGAGTACCGAACGCTTATAATGAAATCGACCATTTTTCATCCAAACCATATGAATTGTTAATCAATACGAAAGATTCGGATGGTGTAAAAGTGTTGTTGAAAAACATTGACAAAAGTCAGTTGACCAATATAGCATGTTATTGGTGTTGCCATAAGTTTGACAATCCGTATTTGGGCTTGCCGATCAAATACAAGAATAACACATTTGAAGTGAATGGTTGTTTCTGTAGTTTCGAATGTATGTGCGCATACAACTTTTATTCCAACGAAAACAATCACAACATCTGGGAAATATACAATTTGATCAATATCATGGCGAATGTGATGAATCACGATAAATATATCTTTCCCGCACCACCCAGGAAATGTTTGACTTTGTTCGGTGGATACATGTCAATTGACGAATTCAGAAACTTTAAAACATCCAAAAAGATTATTAATGTAAACACAAATCCGTTTGTAATCAATGTGGAACAAATCGAAGAAATTAACGATTTCAATCATAAACAACATGATACCTTATATCATTTCGATAAGGAAAGGATAAGCAATCTTGAAAAAAAAATCAGTCATCAGAATGTAGTGAACATCCAGAATAATTTCAAAAATACTTTAGATTCAGCCATGAACATCATCTGTTAAGTTTCATACAGAATGGTTTTATATTTGTTTGTCTTTTTGTTCAATCGTCTTTTACCAACCTCTCTGCCTATCTCATTCTCATGGTTTTCATACAATATGTTATTTTCGTCAATGAAATAGGTTTCATTTTTGTATTTAAATACTCGCAAATCCGTATCGATTTCATCCGTATTTAACGAATCTATATAATTGTCTATAACATTTGGATTATCGGTGGTGCTAGTAGAGAGTTCCTCTTCTTCGACTTCGTTGGACGGTATGTTCTCCGGCTCTACTTCAACAGTAGCAGGTACACATAATTTATCTTCTTCGACTTCATGATCATAATCTTCAAAAACAACTTTTGAGTTAGATTTATATTTTTGCAGTTGTTCTTCTAGAATCTGGATGTAATTTTTCAATTTAGTGTTTTCATTCGATGTGGTTATGATCGATGACACTTTCAGCATTTCTTTTTCGTTGTCTTTCAATCGTTCATTCTCTCGCTCGATTTCGTCGTATCCTCGCTTTAGGAAAAGATTGTCTTCTTGTAAACGATTCACCAAATCATTCAAATCCTTTAGCAGATCATTAACAAAAGACATTGTTCAATTAAAGATAGTTTAGATATATTTATACTAATTGATTTTAAATAAAATATACATTGCGTGGGTAATTTAAAAAATAGTTTATTATTATAGTAAAACAATGAGAAAAGTTATTCTATGTGGTACACATCCTGCACAATACAACGGATATTCCAAAGTTATGTTTGAGTTGTCTAAATATCTTGCAGAATGCCCTGACATTAAATTGCACATTTTTGGATTTCAAAACTTTTACGATAGCAACGAACATAAAGTAGAGCGTAATTTACCCCCAAATGTTGAAGTTTTCGATGTGTATGCGAACGAAGATCCGAAAAATAAAGGTTTTGGAGAAAAGATTGTTGTGGACTACATCCAAAAAGTTGACCCGGACATCGTGATAATATACAACGATCTAGTCGTTATCAACTCATTGATTGAACAAATCAAAACAATCCAAGACAGAAGATTCAAATTGATCCCCTACATCGATATTGTGTATAAAAATGAGAAAAATGCTTTAATTAAGAACATCGACAAACTGTGTGATGGTGGTATCATGTTCACCAGATATTGGGAAAATGTGATCAAGTATCAAGGATTTACCAAAAAAACCCATATTTTAGAACATGGGTTTAACAAAGACAACTTTTATCCTATTCCAAAGAAGTTATGCAGAAAGTTTTTCAACATGAAAGAATCGGATTTTGTCATTGTTAACTTGAACCGAAATCAACCACGCAAAAGATGGGATATTTGCTTGATGAGTTATATTAAATTTGTTTCAAAACATTTAGGCGAGCCAATTCGACTATTGATTGCTACAAGTATGCACGGTGGTTGGGATTTATCAGATTTGATCGTTTCCGAATGTCGTAAATACGATATTACGATGGAAGATCTGAAAAAACATTTAATCATTTTACAAAACCCTCAACAGATATCCGATTTCGACATAAATATTATGTACAATGTAGGTGATATAGGGTTGAACACATGTGACGGTGAAGGGTTCGGATTGTGTAATTTTGAACAAGCTGGTGTTGGAGTCCCTCAAATTGTGCCTAATATTGGTGGATTTAAAGACTTCTTCATCAAGGGTAAAAACTCCATTTTGATTGATCCCAAATGGACATATTACTGTGACCACAGCAGAGATTTCGTTGCCGGTGAAGCAGAGGTTTGTGATGTGGACGACTATGTAAACGCATTGGAGTTCTATTACACACACAGAAAACTGATTACGAACCACGGACAAGCCGCGAGAGAGAACATATTATCCAATTACTCATGGACTTCTAAAGGAAAACATCTATACGATATTATTATGGAAGAGACCAGACATATGGAAACATCGGCTCCAAAAGAAGAAAAACAAAAGTTGGAATTAAAAAATATAGATATTAACGAATTAATTAAAAGTAAACTGAATGTGAATCCTATAGCAGAAGAAGATCTAAAAATCGTAGAAGGTGGTGAAGAATCCGAATCAGAAACAACTACATACGCTACCACTTCCAAACAACAAGATATAGATGTTGATAACATGAGTTACGATGATATGAAACAAATTCTTAAGAAAATGCTTAAAAATTGAATTGTTTAAATTATCCTTTTAATAATAATATATAGATCAATGAATACCACGATTATCCCAAAGTTTATTGTAAATCTGTTTAAAAACGAAATACAAAAAATTCATAAGATGTTGTTGTATGAAATATCCAAAGATTACAACATCGATTTAGAAGAATTGGAAAAGAGATACATATGTGACATTAATATAAACAATGACAAAATACAGATTATAAAAAAACGAAGTTACAATGCAAATCTACCGGAAGAAAAACGATGTACTGCATATAACGCTAAAAATGAAAGATGTCAACGATCCAAAGGATCACACGATAAATTCTGTCCGATTCATCTACGCTCTTTAAAATACGGCACCACAAAATCGACGACAGTAAAAAAATGGTCCAAATTATATTAACAATGATATTTGATTCTATCTGTTGGACATGGTGTGTATCTAATACGAGGAATCTTATCTAAATATTTGTCATAAAATCCCATATCGTACGCTTCCCTCTCTTCCGGTTGAACCGGTAATTTTCTTCTAGTCCAATTGAAGAAATGTTGATGATTTTCCGTACAACTATAAGGCGTGTTATCAAGCAAATCGTCCTGTAACACCAAATAGTTGTGATATGTGTTCAACCTATCGGGGGTTTGATAAAACGGTTCTGTCGAACAATCGTATCCATGACACAAATTCATATTCGTATTGTCATTTTCTCTTTTTATACAAGATCCATTGATGATGAAGGATTTGCGTAACAATTCGTTCTCGAGACTATCTTTGCAAGTGTCTTTCTGAACAACATCGTTGATATCAAACACCTTCATTATATCAGCATTTTGTTTGTTTAACTCTTGTATATGTTGACAGTTTAATTTTTCAAACTCTTCATACATTGTTTATAATATTTGAATATTATATTATCTACAAATCTCTTCTCATTGTTATTTAATTCGTTTTCAAAATACATTCTATTTGTTTTCGTGTTCTTGATATCGTTCTTATCAGATTTTACAAACACACTTGTGTTGTCGTCATGTATCATTCGAATGTACATTTTTGCGTCATTATGGTATATACTTGTGTTCAACTTATCGATAGCATATTTTTTCACTTTTACATCTTCCGAGGTGGACTTATGTTCGTATCTAATGTTCGGATTGTACCTGCTAAAGAAAGTCATAAAGCCTGTTTGTAAAGACATTTTGAATGCGAACTTGTTGTTTAGATTGTACTCGAATCTGTTGGTGAACATTAAAAAATCAACTTTTCGCTTTCGCATTTCATTTGTCATATGATGGATATATGTGGGATGACGCCAGTCGTCGTCATCCCAAGTTGTCCATATGGCATTCGGTGGAACAAATTGTAAGGAAATGTTCCTTATTTCACCCAGAGTCTTGTTAGTGTTGTCAATATAAATTTCCAATACATTTTTCTCCTCATTTTTAATTAATTTGTTTTTAGATTGATTCAATATTATTAAATGTTTGTTTTTGTATGTTTGTTGTTTAAAATTCCGAATGCTTACTTTCGCAAATTCCCTTCGCCGTTCGTTGTATCCCGTTACCATAAGACAGTACACTGGTATTGAACTGTGACTATATATAATAGTCACCAATAACAGTTTGATTGCAAATACAATTATTAAAATAACACATGTTTGTTTTGAATTAAACATATTCAATTATAATTAAAATGAGATATTATATAATATCTTTGATAATTATTTGTTTTTATTTATTTTATTCACTCAAATACGATTTAAGAAACAAAAAACACATTTTACATTATTACAGGTTTGATGAGAAAGTATCCAAAAAAAAACCATCTATCGACATAATTGAACCATTTAATTCATTATTCAAAATACATAAGATTAAAAAAGGGCGTTCTTACATACACGCAGACATACTGTTCTTCAAACTTTTAACCGATTACATAACTATTTTTCCACATATAGTAAAAATAAAAAGATCACTTTGCATATACAGTTTAAAAAGCATTGATATATTAGCTAACAAAGCCATGTTACACAAGATATTATCAATCGATGATGCAAAACAAAAGAAATATACCCCTGTAACATACATATTAGACAACAAAAATGATTTTTCAGAGTTCCTTGATGACTTTGATGCTTCGAAGTTGTACATACTAAAAAAGAATGTACAAAGACAAAAAGGTTGCACAATTACCAACAATATTGAATACATAAAACGATCGTTACATAACGAGTATGTTGTTGGACAAGAACTTTTACAAGACCCTTTTCTGGTTAATGGGCATAAAATTAATCTTCGCCAATATGTTTTGGTAATCATAAAACAGAAATGCAAATTTAAATTATATAACAACGGTTTCATGTACTACACACCCAAAAAGTTTAAGAAGAATTCATTGGACAAGGATCGACATATAACAACGGGATATATAGATAGAAAAATATACGATGATAATCCGTTAACCGTGAAGGAATTGTATAATTATTTGGGGGCCAAAAAAGCGAATATATTAAAACAAAATTTATTTAATTTATTTAATTACATTTCTTCTTCTTACATCCCTCATATCATGAAGTATGATGCAAATCATCATCTAAATTTTATGATTTTGGGTTGTGATGTTGCGGTGAACAAAAATCTAGAATGTAAGGTTATGGAGATCAACAAAGGACCAGATTTGACTTATAAGGATGAACGGGATAAATCTGTTAAATACAATTTAGTAAAGGACACATTATATCAGATAGGATTAATAAACAATCCAAACAATAATTTTATAGACTTAAATTAAAACAAATGATTCATTCTACATTCGATACATCATCAGACATTCGCTCTTTTACATCATCTAATTATGATAAAAAACCAGTGATTGTATTCGTGTATATGCATGGGTGTCCGTATTGTGAAATAATGAAACCTGAATGGAACTCATTCAAAAAAGCAAATGCTATATCCACTATCGATGTAAATCATGAATTATTAAATACATTGATGACAAAAGATAAATCGTTGTTTAAACCAGTTAGTTCATTCCCCACTATCTATTCTAATCGTAATATTGAATACGAAGGTGATCGTTCCGTAAACTCATTGCTTGAATTTTCAAACACTGTTAAAAAAATTAAAAAGAAAGACAAAAAAGAAAAGAAGCCTGAATCTGAAGATAAGAAAGACAAAAAAGACAAAAAAGATAAGAAAGACAAAAAAGATAAGAAAGACAAAAAAGATAAGAAGCCTGAATCTGAAGATAAGAAAGACAAAAAAGATAAGAAACCAAAGAAAGATAAAAAATAAATTCTGAAGATAAAAAACTTAAAGAATGCAAAAATAATTTAAATATAATACACTAAAAGCATTTAATAATAATAAATGAGTCATCAGCGTGAGCGTGACATTATTGTAAGGGAGTATTTAAGACAACAATCGGATGTGGTAAATATGAGCGAGTTTACGGATAATCTAACAAGAGACGAGCAGATTAATGTCCATCACAATCAATTGGTTCCCCATCAATCTTCCGAGGACGATTTACAAGAATTTAAAGAGCAGGTCAAATCGTGGATTAAACTTGATAACGAGGTTAAGGCGATCAATGCTAAAATGAAAATTTTAGATAATGAGCGTAAACACCGTAAGAAACTGATTGATGTGTTTTCTACAAAGATCTTGAAATTTATGGGCACGAACGAAATAGACGAACTCAATTCTAAGGATGGTGTGATTAAATACAAAAAGAGTTTTGTGAAAGAACCACTTACACAAAAACAAATAAAACAAAAATTGTTGGAGCAATTCAACGCAATGGATGATGCTGAAGAGAGAATCAACAATGTGTTTAAGAACAGAGACAAGGTTGAAATATTGCGTTTAAAGCGGAGTTAAAATATTTATCAAAATCAAAAATGATGATGATCAAGAAGAAGAATTATATTTTAATAGATAGCAGGGACAGAGATACGAACATATACAAAGAACCCGACAGTTATGTGATTAAATTTAATGATGTAATCAAGAATTTGTTTTCTGTTAAATTGATATATGCGTTGTATCCCAAACACGGAACGGAGTTTTACAGTAATTTGTTCATTGAGGAGTTTTCTCCAAATGCAATATCAAACAATCAATATTTAGCGGAGTCATTTACACAGTTACCTATGATGAGTTATTATAACGAATACAAATCGGAATTATCAGATAAGATAGGTAAGTTTTACGAACAACCGATACCGAAGTTAAGCAAACTGACAATACGATTTCAGTCGTACGATGGGACTACAACAATGATGGGTGATCATCTGCTGAAGTTTGAGATAGAGTATTATGTGTTTGACGGTACTCCAGAATTAAATAAAATTAATAGTAAAGTTTTTAATCTTCCGAATGATTCCTTTTCAAAAAAAGATCTGAACAGAGAATACAAAAGATTGAGAAAGAATGCTCAATCTGATGAAGAAATTGAAGTATTAAAGAAAGAGTATCTACGATTGATTGATAATATTTCTCATTAGCTAAATCTACTCATATTCACGCCATACGATAGTGGCTTGTATTTCTGCAGGAGCGTTGACATACTCCACGACCAATGTTAAATGATCAGAAACTTTATCAATATCCGCATACAACACATTGTTCTCATTTTTACTCAAATCTATCTCGGTTAATGTATTGTTAACTATATAACCACTTGATATCAATGTTCCTAAAGATGCTTCTTTATAGTTTGTAAGAAGAAAACTAGTTCCATTATGTGATTGTGTCGTGTCTAAAGATAATAGATCAACAATAGAGTTTGTTGTGTAAGTACTTGATGAATGACTATTCAAAGTGTTATCGGAGACAGTAGCGTTTTTCAACAGTTTCCAAAGCACAATACCATTTGATTCTTTGTTTATAATATTTATTTTCTCTATTTTAATTTTGGAACGAATATACGAGGAATTTAGCTTGATGTCAAATACAACATCTTGAGTAACATCCGAATCTATTTTCTTGTAACTGTTTGGGGGACATATAGCACTGTGACTTACTTTTTGTGTATAATGTTTTTCATTTGATAAAACGACCGAATTGTTTTGTATCATTTGAATAGTAGATGTAATACCAGCATTATTATTATGAGATAAAAACCATCTTATCGGAAGTTTCGTAAAGAAATCAGATGTATTGAATTCGTGTATGAGAATAGCAGATCCCTCGTGCATTATTCCAACTTGTAAGAATGTTTTAGGTAAAGTACCCAATCTAAATATGAATGTGTTCATGTCTTCTTTGCTAAGTACAATTTGGGATGGTCCGAATCCATTACACTTATCTACATTCCAATTTGTTTGGATTATTTTTTCAACAGGTTGTCCAGTCATTTTTTTACATATACTGTATGTTTCCTCAAGTTCTGTAGATGCATTTACAGTCGCTTCGTATTGAACATAAACACCATTATCATCATCGAAAATTCCTATTTTAGAGACTACACCGTCATTTTCTTCGATTCCAACATTACCAGCGGTTATATTTTTAGCTAGTGTTCCAGATACCAGAGAAATATTAATTCTTCCTGAAGGAATATTCGCATATTCTTTAGATTGACGAGTTATACTGTTTGTTCCTGCTGCAGCAATATTACCTAATTCCATAATTACAGAATTATTATTAAATAGTGATGATGCATTACCATCTAATTTTTCACATATCAANTGTTCATTTTTACCAGAATGAACACTTAGATCCAAAACTATGTCTGCCCTTTCCATTTCATTAACACTAATGATGGTATTTGCAATTTCATTCACCATCATATAATCGACAATTGATTGTATGAGGTGATCGATATCATTTGAAGTGGGTGAACCAATATCAGAGTATTTGTAATATTTGATATAACTGTCATTTTTAAGGAAAAACGACAATTCATTATCTTTTTGAATTACTAAATTATGTTTCAAAAAATAAGAGACTACTTTTGTATTGTTATTAGTTACACGTATATGATGTAAGTCGTTATATATGGTAATATGACCACTCATTTTTAATATTTAACAAATATGATATTGTATATCGCTTTTAATAAATGTTTAATATTTTAAATTAATCAATCAGATTCAAATGAACGATTCTGTTTATTTATTCTATGTATTAATTCGTTTTCTCTATCGTTAAACTCTGATTCGAAATACTTTTCGTCGATATCGCTGTCGTCATCACTGCTCTCTTCGTCGTAATGATCTTGTAAAGTTTTGTTAAAATAGCCTAGATAATTTGGATTGTAGTTCGGGTTGAGAGTTGATTTATTAAAAAACTCCTTTTGAATGGGTCTTAGGAATTTAATGGATAATATAAAATGTAGGTCTATATTTTTGAAATCGTACAGTTTACCGTCAGTTTTTCTTTCAAACCTAAACTTCATTTTGCTCAGTTTGCCAATGGGATGAAATTCTTTGTATTTCACCGAAAAGAACTCTGTTCTCCCCGACGCATATCCTTGAACATCAATATTTAGAACACCCAATCCAGGTGAAAAATCCTTAACATCGTAACTACCTCTCAAATGATTCTCTATCTCTTCGCAACGCAAAATTAAATAATTTTCCGAAGCTAAATTTACCATACCCGGCGAAATCAACCCAAATTCTTTGAAGAATTCCAAATTTATTTTTATATTATGGTCGCTCGTGTTTCCAATAACTTGAACACCGTGTGTCTTTGCATACAATTGGCAATTAATGAGCACATTGTTGACATTATTGTTATCCAATGGATCAATGTTGATTTTGAAGTCCGTGTAGTTGAATATCGAGTCAAGGTATGTGTTCTCGCAATATAAGACAGCTTTGTTTGTTTCTGTATCGAACTTGTATTGTAAAATAAACTCACATATGTGTTCCGTGCTTTCAGTATTAATATATTTCTTCTTAATTGTTAACACAAACAAGTCATCCTTCGAAATTAAATTATTTTTAACCACATCAATCTCAAAGTAACGAATGGTAAATGTTGGAAACAACGATAGTTTACCCGTCATATTCACAGGAATGGTAACATCGAACACAAGCGATTCATTAACATCACAGTTTATAACCAAAGTAGTATCCGATGTGACTGAAGATATTGTCAATTTGGTGTTATCGCTTTCCGAGAATATCGGTTTGGATATAAACAATTTAGGGTTGCTTATATCCATTTTTTGCAAATTAATAAAATAAGCAATTCCCATTGTAATCTCCATTTTGAACGAATTCAAGTCCTGTTGATTCACAAACACATTATTGATCGTTATTTCGTATGTATGGTTAACTTTTAATATCAAATGGGTATTAGGTTGCGTGTCTCCCAGTAAATAACTCGTTTGATACGGGAACTCTATAAACCCGATGATTTTGTTGAATATAATGTTTGTCAGGTTAGAAAAAACCTGTTTGTTCGTGGTAATATTTCTCATACTAATACTTATCACAGTATCTCCTGTGTACACATTCGTCTTGTTAGAGGATATCTTCAAATATTGTAAAAAGGATCCTATTCGATATTTGGGTCGGTGTACATAGTTGAATTTAACAGTGTTTAACGTTTGTTCGGCATCATTTACCACAGTGTCGATGCTGGTGTATCGCTTTACGCTAGCATATTCATACGGTGTGATGTTGTCATACGGTATCATGTTTATGGGTATGTAGTTATTCAGAATACTATCCACAGTGGTGTATTTATATGAATCTTCGGATTTCGGAAATTGATCAAATCCTAGAATATTAAATATGCTTGAGTTGTTCATATCGAACAAAAATGGTTTCCTGTTTATGAAACGGACAATAGGATAATCACTTTTCGTGCGTTGTTCAACAATGGAGTTATCAAATTTGTTTTCATAATTGTCAATTTCAAAATCTTCTGTATATTCAACAAGTTGTTCATTAAACCGTTGATAAAATGTTTCCGCCGTTGAAAAATCCTGATTTACAAACTTTATTATGTTGTATGAATCTTGATCCAATATATTAAACCCTTCTTTGTATATCAATTCGTCGTTGTAATTATCAATCATAAAAGTTGTCCTAGGAATGGTTGTGTCGATAACTTCGATTCCGTACACGAAATTGAAAGGTTCGATAAAGTCAATTTGAAACTCCGATACATTTGGATATAAAAGTTTATTTCTCTTTGAACTATCTACCAAAATAATTATATTTTCTTTGATACTGTTCTGATATAAAAAATCGATATCTTCAATTGGCATATTTATTAATTTGTATATTTAGCACAAAAATATTTTAAATATATAATCAATGAATGAAATTATCAATAAATGTAAAAGTTTAGAAGAAAAACCTTATATTGAAACTAAGAATTCATGTAACACTAAGATTTATACAAATATAGGATATTTGGTAACAAATGATTACGAAGTTTTGATCAATATTTGTTCTCGTAATTTTAAGAAAGTATTTTACACAGACACCCAATACAAGGATATCATTATATCAAACGAAAAAAACATAGATAACATTAATCTAATCATAACACAACCATATTTAATTCATGTTTGGGAAAAGTATTCAAATGATTCAATGTTTATTGTGAATCACAGCTCCAAAATAACGGACACCATATTCAAGCAATACAACATGATTGTGATATCACACTCAGCCTTGAAAAAGAACTTCAATATTATTTACGAACACTCGTACAAGAGAGTAATCTTCCATAATTACACGAATAAATTGATTTCCAATTGTTGTATTGATTACGAATTCAAATGGTACATCTATTCCGATATCAGTCTGATTAAAGATTGTTTTTACGGCAACAAAGAAATTTTGAATCATATTCTTATCAATGACGAACAAAGCAAACCCATCAACGTTATCAATATTGAATGTAAAAGACCGATCACCATATTGACATTGGACGGACTGGTGGATGAAGTGTTACTGAATAACATCGAACAAAATAATATAAAACATGTGATAAAACATTTGACCGATTCGAGCATCAAGACAGAAAAAGACATCATAAAAAATGTAATGCGAAAATTCCGAGAGCAAATTAAAAACTTGGAAACACACGAATATTGTATTAAAAAAATGTATTTCGCTAATTCTGTTGATCAACAAAACAAATTAGTTCGTCTGGAGAAAAAGAAAGAAAGCATACGCGAAAAAGAAGCTGAATTGAGAAAACGAATCACAGAAAACAATCTTTGTTTCATTTGTTACTCTGATATAAATATTACAAGCATTCTGAAATGTTGTTCGAACAAAGTGTGCTTCGAATGTATTAACAAATGGAAAAAATGTAACACGAACGAAACGGTGTTATGTCCGTTATGTAAAAAGGATGATTTTGAGTTCTTCGTACAAGAACCAACAATCGAGCACAACAATAAACAAGAAATATGTGCTAAAAACTCAATATTCGAGAACTTTGAGTGCTTGATCAAACAGCTAAACAACAACGAAAACAAAATAGGTATTTTGGGAAACAACAGAACATTGTTGACACGATTCGAGAACATATTAGAAAGAATGAGCATAAAATTCTTAAACTTTCGTGGAAATAACAACATCTTAAAAAGAATAGCACATCATTTCAAACACGATGTAAACATTTTGCTATTGGACATGTCTATTCTTACTACAGGTGTCCCCGTTGAAGCAATGACAGACTTAATCATTATCACCAATACCATCAATCCCGTTTTGTTCAATAACCAATGCAAAAAGTTGCGAACAAATTATCATCTTAAATACATATAAATTCTATTGTATAGATAACTTAGAGATGGAAGTATTGTGTATATCGAGATATTTGTCATATTTGTGTATATTCGCGATTCGTTTTTGTTCTTTTCTATCATTCATCACCGATAGTTTTTCATAATAAGTTTTTTCGTCGTCTGTCATTGAGAAGTTTTCGGACGACCGTTTTTGTTTAATGTCATTCAAACTTTTGAACTCATTGCGATGTTTGACCATATCAGGATCGATCAACTTGGAGGTTGTGTGTGCGTATTGATAGTCCATGTATTGTAGTTTATGAATGTTGTCATTTTTTCCAGAATAGTCCTTGGTAGTGGTTCCAAGTTCCTCAAATTGCAGTTTGCTTAAAACGCTCCCTTCGGGTTCCTTATATTTCTTCAATTTGTAATGTTTCTGCGAAGTTTTCACTTCGGGTTCACTAATGAAGATATCATACCCTCTTTCGAAATTAGTATCTTTGGTTTTGTTTTCGTTAAAATACCTATTGAATTTATCTTGGAATCCGTCATTTGCAACAACATAGTCTGTATCTGTATTGATTGAATGTTTGTGTTCGGTTTTCAATGTATGAAAACTCTTATCGCTCTCTTTGTCTTTTATATCCTTAATAATCTGTTTGAAACTATGAACTAATAAATTGAAAATGTTCTTGTCCCCTCCTTTGTCCGGATGATATTGGACCGCTAATTTTTTGAATTGGTTCTTCACTTCGTCTAGTGTACAATTCGGATGAATATTCAATACATTATATGGAGAAATAGTTTGCATTTTTTATTAAACTTATTTAAATAAGTTTAAATCATACACATAAATGATGAAAGAAGAAAATGATTATTATAAAGTGTTGAATGTTGACAACAACAGTACATTGGATGATATTAAAAAGCAATACAAAATCCTAGCATTAAAACATCATCCTGATAGGAATGATGGTAATGATACTCAATTTAAAAATATAAAAAACGCATACGACACTTTGTCTGACGAAACGAAACGAAAGGAATACGACTGCATATATTATGCGAAAAAGAAAGGGAACATGCAATCTTTCTTCGCGGATATTATGAATACAGAAGACGATCAACAAAAAATTAAAATACAAATGAGTATGGATGATATAATGTATGGTTGTTACAAAGATTACAATGTGCTTATTCTCTACCCATGTACCGTGTGTAACGAGACCGGTATCGTAGATCCTAGTAAAAATACCATTCAGTGTAGAGAATGTTTCGGGAAAGGTGTAAATCCTACCATATCCTTTTTATCTTGTATAACTTGCAATGGCAAGGGAATTTTTGTAATTAACAACAAAGTATGTAATGTATGCGACGGTAATAGAAAGATAAGACAATGGGATACAAGAAACATATATTTGAGACCGGGTATGAAACACAACGAGCTAATTACCATTTCAAAATCATTAATTTTGATCATTGAACACATATATGATAGTGAAATTATCAAAGTTGACAATATGCACATACATATCAACATAACAATTACTTTGTTGGAGTTGCTGTGTGGTTTTGTCAAACAGATAACGTATGCTCAAGAATCCATTGTTGTGAGAAGCGAAAGGGTTTTCGATTGTTTCAAACCCTTTGTTATACGAAACAAAGGCATCAACGAGGTCGGGGATATGCATTTGCATTTTGATCTGAATATTGATAAAACAAATTCTATTTATACGAAAATTGGAAAGTCCCTAAATACATTACTCCCTCAAGATGCATCTTTATCTTTTTCTGAAGACAATGTAATAAATATTTATTAANATTGAAATGATGCATATTAACAGTAAACTCACATATAATTTGGTATCAAATACCTGTTCATAATTCAATTCTTCAGACGGACACATGGCTTCTTGAAACAAATCTCTTTTAAAATACATATCTTCAGCATCTTTGAATTGCATTTCTTTTTTTTTTAATCGTTTGTTGACAATGTTGTGTAGTTTGACGGTCCATTTGAAGAGTTCGATTTTGTTGTCGAGGTTGGTCGCATACAACGGTAATTCATTTTTCAGAGTGTTTTCGAGATGTTCGCTGCATGTATTGCAAGGTAATACTTTGTATAGATTTTCAAAGAAGTGTTTGTAATCCGTTTTTTGTTTCTCACTAGGTGTTTCTGGAAATCCTAAAGCGATAAAGTGAATGCTGCTCCACATGTGCTTACCCCATATTTTAGGATCCATTGTAATATATTTTTAATTACAGATTATATTTTTTGGTGGGGAAATATTTAAAACATTAAAATGTAATTTTATTGTAGGTTGAGAAAATGATTTTTCATCACAAAGAACATTGTAAAAAAGATATTGTATGTATAAATTGTGGGTATAATGGACATACTTCAAAAAACTGTAATTTCCCAATAACCAGTTTTGGTATAATCTGCTACAAATATTTGAACAATAATATGTACTATCTGATGGTTCAAAGAAAGGATTCTCTTTGTTACACAGAGTTTATCAGGGGCAAATATGATATTAAAAATATTAGTTATATATCCAAACTACTGAAAAATATGACAGAAAACGAACAAGACAAGTTAAAAAATAATGATTTCGAATATCTGTGGAATTCCATGTGGATTAACAACACAAACAACATGCGAAAAGAGTATAACATTAGCGCTACCAAATTTAAATCATTAAAAAACGGTTATAAAATCAAAGCAAACGGACAGATTATCGACATCACACTGGACCTTTTGATTCCATCCGAGTATATGATTGAAACCGAGTGGGAATTTCCGAAAGGAAGACGAAAAATCAATGAAAAAGATATACATTGTGCACTAAGAGAGTTCGAAGAGGAATCCGGAATCAATAAAACATTACTATCCATCGAAGATAATTGTAAACAATATGAAGAGATCTTTGTTGGTAACAACAAGTTGCGTTATCGAAATATATTTTATTTGGCGAGTTATTGTAAAAACAACATTCACGATGTTTTTTACGACAAAAACAACATCGACCAAATCAAAGAGATAAAAGATGTTCAATGGTTTGACTACAACACCATATGTAAAAAAATAGAAAATAAAGTAGAGAAATTGGAATTATTTAAAAGAATACATTTACAAATTTCAAAAACTAAAAATATTTCGTAAGAATAATAATGAACCCACATATCAAACAAAATTTTGAATTAGAAGATTATAGTAACCAATTGTACAAAATGAAAAAAGCACCGGGTGATGGAGATTGTGCGTATCATGCGTTTTTGAAATCGGTGCACATTTTATACCCCGATGTAAAAATTCCAAACAACACACGCAGTTTGAGACAACTATTAATCAACACTCTGAAGGATACTGATATGTTAATAAATGGTAAAAAATACAATAATACTGTGAAGAACAGAATACAAAGCGGAATTGACAACTTGGGTACCGGTTGGGCAGAAAACGACGAATTTGAAATATTAGCTGTGTTGTTTGATGTTTGTATTGCTGTTTGGTCACAAGTTCAAAATGTTTGGATATACTTTATACATAAAGATATAAGCACCAAATTCCACGCAACACAAGGATGTGACAAAATTATTTATCTATATAATTCAGGTGTCTTAAATATTAGGAATACCAACTCAGAATTGAATGTATACACCAGTTCAAATCAAAGTTCTGGTATCCATTATGATTACTTAATTCCTGTTGCGAACACGGATGTCGAGAGTGAGGACACGGATGTCGAGAGTGAGGACACGGATGTCGAGAGTGAGGACACGGATGTCGAGAGTGAGGACACGGATGTCGAGAGTGAGGACACGAAGGATACCGAGAGTGAGGACACGGATGTCGAGAGTGAGGACACGAAGGATACCGAGAGTGAGGACACGGATGCCGATGAAGGAAAACAATTTTCAATATATACCAATTGGGAGAATATTGATGATAAGTTAACTAAAAAGGAAAAATCTGAATTAGACAGTATTGAGAAGGCAACTTTAAAGAAGAAATTTGAATATTTCAAAGCAATTCATGAAAGTTTTAAAAAGAATAAGAATTTCACCGATGTTCAAAAAATAATGTACAAATCTAAACTGTTGAAACCCAAGTATAACGAACACCGACTCGATGAGCATAACGAATATTTTGTTGATGTTGTCACCAAATATCCTTTAGATGGGTTCGCTTTCACAAATAATCAGAAATTCCTAAAAAAGTTTCTCTCCATGGATACCTCCAACACGAGCATACTATTGTTCCATGGTGTCGGTGTCGGTAAAACATGCTCCTCCATTTTGATTGCAGAGAATTTTGTCGATGTTTTTGATAAGAAAGTTCTGGTGTTGTTACCTAGTGCTCTAGAAAACAACTATCGAAAAGAATTGTTTGATATGTCCAAATTGAATTATGAAACGCGAACATACGAATCGTGCAATGGTCAACAATATTTAGATTTGATACCGGGTTGGAATAAGATGAGTAGAGTGGAGGTTAATAAGAAAATACAGAAGATGATAAACGAAAAATATAGTTTCTTTGGGTATTTGAAAATGGTTAATTATATAGATAATATAACGCGTAAAAGCAAAGAGAAATACGGAAAAGATCGGAACAAACGCAGTCTGTATATATTTAACACAGTTCGTGAGGAGTTCTCCAATAGAATCTTCATAATTGATGAAATCCATAACATCAGGTTGATCAACGAAAAATCAATGAAAAAGTTTCCAAAAGTTTTGAAGTTCATACTTAGATGTGCGGAAAATGTACGGTTGGTGATGCTATCCGCAACACCGATGTTCGACAATCCAAACGAAATTTCTTGGTTAATGGACTTTGTATATTTAACGGACAAACAATATTACTCATACGATACTCGCATAGAGTTTGACGATAAAGAAAGATTGACTAAATCATCCATGAAAAGATTAAAATATTTTGCTCAAAACTATGTCTCTTACATGAGAGGGTATGATCCCGAAACATTCCCAATTCAATATTTCTCGAGTTCAAAGTTGTCCAAACATCCCAAATTAGACATGTTAGATTCGAAATCAAAGATAACACCAATTGATGACAAAGAGTATGAGTTTATGTATTCGAAAATGAAAGGGCAACAAGAACATATATATAACATAAACAAAATTAAAAAAAACGACACCAACAAAGATATACAGAATAGAATACAGTTGTCCAACATAGTGTACCCCACAGACAACAAAAACGATATTCGTAATTCGAAAGGGAAAACAGGTTTTTTTAACAACTTCAATAAAAGAGAAAACAAGAAACTGTTGGAGGTAATATACAATGATAAAAAGAACCAGTTTTTGAAACTGGAAAATCTTAACGACTATTCTTCCAAACTGTTCAATATATTGAAGGATATTGATAAAAAAGAGGGTTTGATATTGATATATTCCAAATATCTATACTCGGGGTTGATACCGTGCGCAATTGCGTTGGAACATTTGGGGTACGATAAATACAATAACAACAACATTTTGTTAGACAACAAAACGAAGAAAAACAAACTGTCATATATTATACTGACGGCGGATGATACATTATCTCCGAATAACACAAACGAACTTTTAAAATTTAACGATCCATCCAACCAGAACGGCGATACAATAAAAATAGCGTTGATAAATGAGGTCGCATCCGAAGGCGTTACCTTTAAAAATGTTAGAGAAATCCATATACTGGAACCATGGTATAACATGAACAAAATTGAGCAAATAATAGGAAGAGGTGTGCGTTATTACAGTCATCATACGCTATGTGAAGCAAAGAGAAACGTGGGGGTGTATTTACATTTGAATATGGATGATGATAATATTGAAACTGTTGATTATCGTCGTTATAGATTAGGTATAAAAAAACAGGATAAAATAAATCAAATAGAGAATATTATAAAATCAAACTCTATCGATTGTGTTCTTAACAACAGATCGTCAATAAACTTAAACAAGGAAATTGTCAAATCGGATGGAAGTAAAGTCAAAATATTATCCAAATACGATAATATTGTGTGTGCGCATAAGTCGAAGATGGTAAAAGAACCAAAGTATTCAAACCTACGCATGTTGTTGTTTGACATTATAGAGACAAGCAAACATATCAAAAAGATTATTGCTAATAACTTGATGTATGAATTTGATCTAGAACAAATGAAAGAAATGTATGACAACGATTTGTTAGAAAACACACTGAGTTATATGTGCAAAAACAAAACTATTGTGTGTATGAATAATATCAAAGGATACTTAATTAAAACAGATAACAAATATCTTTTTCAACAGGAAGAAATAGATGATTATAAAATTACTTTGGTTGATAGAAAAAAGAAAAAGCGTAAATACATAAGTAATTATGTAATCAACGAAGAAAATAATGAAGAAACGGAAGATATAGACAACACACAAACGAAAGTGGAAAACAACATTAATAGTAAGTTTTTGAAAGCATACAATAAATTACAACAAATAATACAAAAGGTCGATGAGAATAGTGACAATGACATTATAGCAAATATGATTGTCGACAGAATTTCTGAGAACGATATAGAGAAAATTGTGCAGGTGACAAATCCACTGATGCTCAAGTCATTGGTAAGGGGCAAATATGTCATTAAGGATGAAACCGATGATGAAATTGTCGCGTATTATAATGCATACATGGACACTTATTTGTGTAAAAATAAAAAAGACAAATTTATGAAATGTGATATTTCAACGAATAATAAATATGAGGCACTTGTAAAAAAAGACTTGACGGTTAAATCGTTTGAAGGATTCATTGATATTATAACAAACAAAGACAAAACCAAGTTTGAACCGAAATCAAAGGTCAAACATATGGATAAAAACATACAAACAAAATCGTTTGGTACAGCGTGTTTAACGACATCATCTATCACATTAAAGTTGTTAAAAGAGGCGATAACCAAACTTAATTCTAAAATAAACCTGGATAAACAATCAAAGAGCAGGTTGTGCCTTATATATGAGTATTATCTACGATTAGAAGATAGATTTTTACGAACCATTGAATACAACATTAAAAAAAAATTGATATAAGCATTAATATTTTAAATATTTGATATTGTATATACAATGAATAATTTTACGGAAATCCGAAATAAAGACACAGTGAAAATTGCACCATGGTTATTAAATTCAAACTATAAAAAGAATATACTAACTGTTTTAAAAAAGAAATATGAAGGCATATGTTCTAAATTTGGATATATAAAGCAAAATAGCATAGAACTACTTACTGTATATAAAGGATCAATAGAGTTGAGTACATTTCATGGTTATGTGCTCTTCGATGTGGAGTTCAATGCTAGCATATGTAACCCCGCTATAGGGAGCATAGTAAAATGTAAAGTTAAGAACATCAATGTGTTCGGTATTCTTTGTACTTCTGGTATAACAGAATTTGGTCAATATCAGAATATATTAAACATTATCATACCAAAACAAGATTCTCAATTTACGAACCATCCAGATTTATTGGAAAACATCACCATCAATGACGAAGTAAATGTGGAAATATTAGGGAAGAAATATATCTTAAACAATAAAAATATCAATGTGTTTGGTAAAATTATTGAAAGTATAAAAACCAATGAATCGTTGGTCAAAACAGATAGTGAGTTGAATGTATTGGAGCTCGACGAGGATGAAGTAGTCAACGGAGATAACGCTACGGATATATTAGACGACGATGAAGAGAACGAAAATGAGGAGGATGATAAAACAGAAAAGCTGTCTTTAACATCCGAAGATGTGGATGACATTGATAATGATGATGTATTGAGTGAAGAAGATGCGTCGGAAGAAGAATTTTATTGATTTAAGGTATTTAATGTATAATATATTTAGAAATGAATCATCGAAAATTATTGATTGACAGTTCGCAAAAACTAGATTATGAATCAAAAATAGAATTATTTCATTATATATCAAACACGTTCAATTTGAATTTCATGGAAAACACAAACGGTATTTTTTTTTCGTTAAATGAAATCGACGATAATAACATTTTAGAAATACTGAATAAAACTGATAACTTGTTGGAATTGGCATCTGAAACACATGTGTATTCCCCCTCCAAACAAAAAGATCTCAATGAAATTGAAAACGAAGATTACGATATACAGGATGATGTTAAATCCGATCAGTTGACCAAAAAATCATTCGAATACGATAAATCGATGATTAAAGATATTGAAAATCATATAAACAAAACAAATAAGAAGAGTATTCATGTGAAATATTCAATTGCCAAAAAGAAATATAACAAACAAATACAAATAGACCCAAAAAAAATTGAAAAATGTGAGAATAATGATTTAAGCGAATTAACAGAGGACAAGTATATATACTAGATATAATGGAACAAATATTTGATCGTATATCGTCTATCAACACCCATAATTACCAAAAAATAAACTTTACTAAGCATCAACAAGGAGAAATGTATGTCGCGTCGATTGTTAAACGAAGAGAAAACGACTATATAAGAATACCGAAAGTGAGTCACAATCCTATGAACAAGGAAATATATAAGACATTGTTTGAAAAACTGGTGATTGTGTATGAGAATCAATATAACATTGATATGAATGAGTACAAACAAAGTTTTTTCAATTCGTTATCCAATGATGTGTACAAAAGCATCAGCAAACGACACAATGTCTTGAAGAATAATATGTTTGATTTCATATATGATACGGAATACAACATACCGACAAATAAAGATGTTTTAGTATTATTTTCTAATATTTTGAAAAGAAATATTATTGCTATCGATAAAAAGGATTATTACATATACGGGTCATCCTTTGACACTACATTGGTAATAGATCCAAACAACACACGATTTTTCGATGGAATCGAATTTGCCGAGAATCAGTTAATACAAGAAGGATATTATGAGAGCATCGATTTTAACAACATAAAAATGACAGAGTTGAAAAACTATATCGATAAGTACAACATACATATTGATAAAACAATGAAAAAAAAGGACGACCTAATTGAAAAAATCAAGAGAATTAAAAATTGATCTAAATTTTATTTATATTAACAGTTTAATATAATGGAACTTACGAGCGAAATATACAATCTGATAACAAATAGTATTGTCGATGCAAACACAAATAAAGAATACGAGTTTGAGTGTGTTTTTTCCAAAACCATAGACAGGGAGTTATTCTCCGATGTTTTAAATTATTTGAATAATTCAAAACCGTTCAAACTGTTCGAAACCGTACATCGCGAGTCCTTAGATATATCATTATACAATACAAACTACAGAATCACCATCGATAAGCAGAATTCTATTGTTGACTATTGTAACACTGGTATATTGAATGATTATACCATTATGGAAAAGAAAAAAGTGGATAATTTCGAAAACATCAAGTTATCGGAATACGATGTATATTTCAAAATGAAAAACGAAGCAGAGAAAGAGTCACTAGATGACATGGAAGCGATAATGAATACGAACAACAAACATTTCAGAAATAAGAAGCGTTACTCATTTGTGCATCATAGTCAGTTATTTAGAGTCGATCTAACAATAGTCAAATCATCCATATATCCTGCAAGTAAAATGGAACAGTCTGGTGTGTTAAGAGCGCCGGAGAAATACGAGATCGAAATTGAATATTTGAACAACAATAATGAGCAAGTTGTTGATGTTGTCGAGATATTGTTTCAGATCATTGAAATAATTAAGAAACTATTAGACGACACAAATCATTTGATAACAAACACAAAAAAAGGGTTAATATTGTGTAATTATCTCAATTTAGTGAATCCTAAGGTGTTTGATAATTGTAAGAACAACATGTTAGGATACATTAAGAAGGTTGTGTTCAAGAATCCGAAACGTTATTTCTTATCTTATCAACCGGTTACTTTAGAACAAACTAATTTAGTAGATGAAACTCTAGGCAAAATCTCTATAAAAGCGGGTTATAGTGTTACAGAAAAAGCGGATGGTGAAAGGATGCTGTTGTATGTGGACGATAACAATGATATCTACATGATTGATTCTAGATTGAATATACGTTCAACTGGTACAAAACACAAACAGGCAAGTTGTTTGTTGGACGGTGAATTCGTTAAGAAGTCCAAACACAACACGCCTTTGAATACTTACTTAGCATTCGATGTGTATTTCATGAACAACGAGGATGTGCGGAGTAATAAGTTAATTCCCGACCGATACAATCTTATCAAAAGTTTTTGTAAGAATGCATCGTCACAGTTTGTCATCAAACCAAAAGAGCATTTACACGAGGGAGACGATATATTTAAGTTGGCTAGAAAGGCTTACAACAAGGACAAATACGAATATCACATCGACGGATTGATCTACACCCCCATCAACCTCAGTGTAGGAGCGTATTACAAAGATGTTGGATCTGAAAAGAACACATTTGGGGGAACATGGATGAATGTGTTCAAATGGAAACCACCTGATGAAAACTCCATTGATATGCTGACATCTTACGGAGAAGAATTGTTCATTCCGAACATAGGTAGATGTGTGTTGTGCAATTTACAAGTATCTTATCGATCAAACACTGACGAACTGATTGATCCTATTAAGGTGTTGACCAAATCCGCTATATTTAACAAAGTTGTGTTCAGAGCTAAAACTTTCGTCCAGGTATATTTGAAGATAAGTGATGGTGACAAACGACCGAAAACCAAGATGAACGAAGACATTTACAGCAACACCGTAATCGAATATGTGTATGATAAAAATGCGACGGAATTGTTTTGTTGGATACCGTACAGAGTAAGATACGACAAAACCGAACTATTTCAAAATAATAAAAACATTATGAATACCGCAAATAGTTATGTTACCGCCATGAATGTGTGGAGAAGTATTCAGAATCCTGTGACGGATGATATGATCAAAGGGAAACAGTTGTTAACTAAAAACGATATAATCGAAGCGAATGTATACTATTCAAGAAATGTTAACAGAATGAAACTATTGTCAAAACCGATGATTACATTTCATAACAAAAGTATCAAATCCAAACTGTTTTCGTTGTTCAAAAACAAGAACTACTCATTGATTGATCTAGCGTGCGGAAAGGCGGGTGACCTTTTCAAGTGGATCGAGAACAGATATTCGTTTGTCGTTGGCTTTGACTACAATTTGGATAATATTATGAATACAGCAGACGGAGCGTATAAGAGATATTACGATTCGTATCAGACAAGCAATATGTCGAACAACAAATTCAATGCTATATTTTTACAAAAGGATGTGTCGACCCATTGGGTCGATAAGTCGAGTATTGAAAACGATACGATGATGGAGTTCTACGATGTTGTATGGGGCAACATAACGAGAAAGGATATTACACACAACCAGATCAGCAAATATCACAATATAATGTATAATAAATTTGATGTGGTTAGTTGTCAATTTGCCATACATTATATGTTTGAGAACGAGGATAAATTGGACGCTTTCTGTGCGAACATAGACAAGGTGATGAAGGTGGGTAGCTATTTCATAGGAACTTGTTTGAATGGAAATTTGGTGAACGACATGCTGTCTAAAGCGACAGGGGGCAAGGAAACCGGAATTGTGAACGACAATGTTGTGTGGATGTTAGAGAAGAAATACGACACCTTTGAACCTGAAAAAACAGGTCAAAAAATATCTGTCTACATAGAATCTATTAATGTTGTATACGACGAATACCTGGTAGATTTTAATTTATTGCAAAACAAGCTGAAAGAATATGATATAACTGTACTAACAGAGACTGATTTGAAATCGTTAAATATCGAAGACTCGATAAATACATTTGATAAATGGTACGACGATAAGGAGTATGGACTAGACGATGTTTTCAAAAGATACAGTTTTCTAAATTCGTGGTTTGTATTTAAGAAATATAAATAAATAACTACTAATGGAAACAACATTATATCACATATTAAATAAGTTCAAAGGACATTATGACAAACAATCATATAATGAGATGTATAGCAAGAATCAATTGTTATTAGAGGATTTGAAAAGGAATAAAAATAAGATCGACAATCAAAAGAATTGGGACATTGCGAAGAAGTATGCAAACATATACGAATTCATTTTTTCTTTCAACAATGATGGTGTTGCCAATGTTGTTCCTATCAGTCGATCTTATTTTAAATTAGTAGAGGTCTTGAAGGATAATAATGTATTGGTTAACAATTTAGAGATTAAAGCAGCATGTATTTGTGAAGGTCCGGGTGGTTTTATTCAGGCAATCAATAATGTATATAATGATAAAAAAATTCATCCAGTCGATTGTATTACATTACTCTCAAATGATAAGAGAGTTCCCAACTGGAAATTGAAAAACATAACCAATTACAAGATATGTTACGGATACGACAACACAGGCAACATATATAACCTACAAAACATAGATTTCTTTGTAGACACTGTCGGTCCACATTCATGTAATCTGGTCACTGCAGATGGAGGATTCGATTTTAGTAAGAACTTTAACGCACAGGAAAAAGACTTTTTACTTCTAATGCTGTGTGAAATATATATTTGTTTGAACATTCAACAGGAAGGCGGAACCTTTATAATCAAGGCATTCGATCTTTTCGACATTAACACTATCAATATGATAGCGTTGTTGAGACTGTTTTATGACAAGATAACAATACAGAAACCTAAAACCAGTAGACCCGCTAATTCGGAAAAATATTTGATTTGCTCTAATTTCACTTTACAAAACAAACATTTACTAGACCATATAAAATCTAAAGTTTACCACAGAGTGTTCTCGATCGATGAGATTATATCGTTGGATCTGCAAATGAACACATTAATTCATATTTACGAATACAACACACAATTTGTGAACAGTCAAATATTCTATATTAATAAAACATTAACATTGTTACATTCGAACAATCTTGTAAAAAATACAAATGTAGAAAAATGTATAGAATGGTGTAAAAAATACGATATACCGATCAAGTCAAATTTGGTTTGACATATTTATCCACTAACATTGTTCCAACTTTAATGGACGCATTATGTTCTGTTTGCTTGTTGGTATTCATTTTTCCTTTTTGATTGAGCATGTATCTCAATACCGCTTTGTCCAAATTCGGTTCGAAAAGTTTCTCGAACAAAGTTGGGTAATTCTCAGAGAACTCTTTGTATTTTGTAATGTAACCTTCTTTATCTTCTTTTTTACTCAATATATCTTCAACAATAGCTTCAATATTAACCATTTGTAATAATATTTTCTTTTATATTTTAAATAATAAATAATGAATTATTCTGAATTCAATAATTCTAAAAGTGAATTACCTAAACCTGTTCTGAATGGTGGTTTGTATACAGGCGAAGCTTTCAAAGGACCATGGGGTAATCTCTATGTACAACCGGATGTTGTCTATATGACAAACAAAAATTTAGTATCCGCTATACCTCCCCAAAACGCTCTAACCCAATACGGTGACATTATCCGACCAGGAAACAGTGTCCCCGTGTTTCAAAATATACATAAATTCTCCAATAAGCATAATATCATATGCACCGGTTCAGTTAAATCCAAAGCATTCAAAAGCAACGATCCATTCTTTGAAAATCAGATGAACATGTAAAACATCATAATAATTAATACTAAAATCAAACCATACAACCTGTACTCTGTTTCTGATATGTAATATTTCTTCTTCGGATTATACATGTATACATAAATAAGAAGATACACTATAGTTTCCAATATATATTTTTTGTTTAATTTATAGTTTGACCATATATACAAAAACGGAATAATATGAAATAATAAATTACCAATATGCAATTCTTTTCCACTTATGTCCAATTCATCAAACACAATAAACTGTTTGACATACGTTATGTAACACCCTCCTATAAATATGACAAAACTTAGCAAGTGCAAATTTAAAACACTTATATCAAAAAAATGTTTAGACATTATTAAAATACAGACTTGTGTTGTTAAAAATGACACATTCGGTATGTAAAAATCCCTAATCATTTATTTATTTTAGCATACATATTATCAATGAACTCATAGTTTTGTTTGTATAGATCTTTGAAAAATTTGGGATAAATGGATAGCGACTTTTTACCGTCATTCACGAAGAAACCGTAACTTTTATAATCGATTAAATAACTTTTATGTTTTACTGGAAATCGCAACAAGAACTCTATATCATTTTTGTTAATTTCGTTGATGTCTGACATTTGTTTTATTTTCATATACGGTGATAACGGAATGAAGATTGACTTTGTTGTTGTAGGTATTTCAATGATCGGTCCGAATCTTGCCATTCGAACAATAACATCTTTGTCGTTCACCTTAAAGTTGTGTTGCTTATTCTCCAGCATAACCTTCGATTTCTTTTCCAATTTACATTTATCGATGATAAATTTGTAAAAGTTCTTAATTAGATTATCATATGTTTTGTCACCGTCGGCTATTTTGTCTAAATCAGATTCCATATCACTGGTAAATTCAACATTTACAATATCATTGAAATTAGAAATCAGAAACTGATTAATACTTATACCCGCATCCGTCGGAACAATTTTATTCTTTTCGTTGTACAACTCTTTCTTTTCAATATTTTCCTTAATAGCTCCTTTCTTCAAAATCAGATCGTTGTATTCCTTCATCTCTCCTGTTTTGTCCATCTTCAGAATGAATCTTCTGTCGTACAACTTGTTCAGTATGCTTACATATGTTGACGGTCTTCCGATTCCCAATTCTTCCATCTTCTTGATTATCAACGCTTCACTAAATCGCTGTGGTGGTGTGGACCATATACAGTTTCCCACAACTTCCAAAGATTTAAGATTCTTGTTCTCCTTCAATGTTTTGAAAATACTATCAACCTCTTGGACATTGTGACATTTCTCCGTCTCACAATACACTTTTTTGAAACCCAACTCCACAATATATTTTGTCTTACCTAGAAAATACATCTTGTATGATTTTATTTTTTCATGTTCAATGTGCAACAACAACTCTTTATAAGTCGCCGGAATCATCATGGACGCGACCGTTCGATTGAATATGAGATTGTATAAATCATTCTGTCTGGGTGTTAATCTTGTCATTCGAACCAACTTTGTTGGTCGAATCGCTTCGTGTGCCTCCTGTGCGTTCTTTTGTTGCTTTGTGTTTTTTGTTCTTCCTCTGTTCTCGAACTCTCTTCCAAATGTGTCCTGAATATACACACTTAATTTACTCTGAAACTCTTTGGATAGCACAAAGGAGTCCGTTCTCATATATGTAATGTGACCTAATTCGTATAGTTCTTGTGCCACCTTCATAGTCTCTTTGATAGAAAACCCATACGAAGTTGCCTTTTGTTGCAGAGTTGATGTGGTGAATGGTTTGTCTGGATACTCGTGAACATCCTTCATAACATGCGATGCAATGGTGTAATGATTGTCACTCTTNAACAAATTCAACACACGCAATACATCCTTCTTAGAATTGAATGTCAGGATCTTATCGTTTTGATACAACTTCGCGTCAGTGATATTGTTGTTAAATGTGTTCAACATGTTCCAGTATTTTTCGGAAACAAATTCGTTAATGTTTTTTTCTTTTTGGGTGATTAACATCAACACGACCGATTGAACTCTGCCCGCGGACAGCACCGTCTTGGACGAAAAGTTCTGCCAGAGCATTTTAGTCAAATTGAAACCGACCAATCTATCTAACACACGCCTTGCTTGCTGTGAATTAACCATTTTTATATCAATATCTTTAGGGTTTGTCACCGCGTTGTATAAAGCATCCTTTGTAATCTCATTGAATAAAATCCGTTTATATCTTTGAGGTTTCAATATGTTTTGTAAATGCCAAGCGATCGCTTCCCCCTCTCTGTCATTATCCGACGCTAACAATGTAATTCCACCATCTTTGTCTGTTTGTTTTACCAAGTCGCGTAAGACGCTAATCGTTTTACTTTTTTCTTTTAATACTGTGTAAACAGGTTGTAATGTTTTTTTATTCAATCCAAAGTCTTGTTTGACCAAGTCACATATATGTCCACCAGATGCTTTGACAGTATATGAATTGTTTTGTTTACTAAATGCTGATTCCAAACATTTTTTTATGGTTTTCTCTTTGGTCGACGACTCTACAATCACCAAAACTTTCATTTCATTTAAATAATTCAAACTTAATAAAAATCAAATTTTTATTCTTATATATAAAAGTAAAAGTATGGCAAAAAAGAAAATCGATTTCATTAAATGGATGTTTGAAAAAAGAGATGTTGATGGATTGATAATAGCATTTTTAATATCGGCTGCAGTGAATGCTTTTATAAAAGATTTTACATTGGCTGTAGTAGATCCTATAATCAATGGTATTTTGCCCAGATCTGACAAGGACACGGAACAAGTGATAAACATTAACAACTATATTATTATCAAATTGAAACTACAGTATCTTATATCAGGGTTTGTTAGATTGATCATTACATTCTTATTGGCGTTTATTATTGTTCGATATATATACCAATTTTTTTCTCTGGATTAAACAAATATGATTGGATATATTATACAGTTTTTAATAATAGCTTTTTGTTTCGGTTTTATCTATTTTAATCATCTTCGTATATCAAACATACAATTCAAAAATGAAAATTTGATTTTGGATACCAAAAAGAAAATCAATGCTCTTAACACCATTTTATTAAGAAAATACGAACAAAAACAAAATATAGATTCTAAAATTATGAAGATTGTTGTGAACAGACTGAATGAACTCAGTGCTAACTTGAATTCCAAAGACAATGACCTCCAAATTGAAATTGACGGATTGAAACAAACATTGACTTATTTACAAGATCAAAAGACACTATTTTACGAGTTTAACGAGGAGAGTGTTTAACTGATATTGTAATATTGCAACGCTTTTTTGGAAGCGTCGATTTCAGCATACTTTTTGTTTTGACCCTTACCAATACCAATGATACTGTCCATATTATTCTTAACATACACGGTGTGTACTTTTTGTCCATTGGTTTCTAAAACATCAATCTCATAAAATTTAGGAATGAACTGAAAGTTGTGTTGGCAGTGTTTCACCAACTTATCCTTTACATTTTTTTGTTGGGTCATCAAATCCGTAAAATCAACATGCTCTTCCAATACATTGATAATCCAATCTTGACAGTGTACAAAGCCCGTATTATTCTTTTCTTCCCAATCTAAGAATATAGCTCCAATAAACGCTTCAAAAGTATCCTCTAGAATGTTTTTGTTCGATCTACCCTGATTGGATTCAATCTGAGTAGACAATAAAACAAACTCGTTCAATTTGAGTTGTTTCGATAAAAATGCTAACATCTCACCATTGACTAACTTCGTTCGGGTAGTCGTTAAAAACCCCTCATTCACTGTAGGGTATCGTTCAAATAAATACAGTCCGACCACCATATTTAATATCGCATCACCTAAGAACTCCAATCGCTCGTTACTATCCTCTTGTAACGGCAAACAATTAGAGGGACAATTCACATTTCCATTCAGAAAGTTCTCATTCTTTCTCGTACAATACGACTTGTGAACAAAGGCTCGTCTATATATGTTGATATTGTTAACATCCTCGTATATACTCAAGAACTTTACAATGTCTTCTTTTTGAATCAGTTTGTTAAATTTGTTATAAGGCAACTCCACAATACAATTACTCATCGTAAATATATATAATTTCACATTTATATAAATATATTCAATTTTTAATGCAATTCGAATAAATATTTTTTAATATTAAATGTGGACATTTAATATTATCGTATTTATAATATTAACAACTGTTGTTATATTTTATACAAAAGGCAACAACAATATTGAAGACTTTTTAGAATTTATTCATATTCCCAAAAACGCAGGAACAACCATCGAAAATGTGGCAAAGGATAAGAACATAAAATGGGGTCGTTTCAAACCCGAACACAGAAACAAGGTAGGAACTAATAAATGCACCTACTGGCATGTACCTCCAAAACATTTCTATTTGAACAATTACTATGACAGCGACGATACTTTTTGTGTCATTCGTGATCCAAGAGACCGAATGGTGAGCGAATACTCTTACAGACATAAAGGTAAACATAATATGAACAACAAAGAAGATATGAACAAATGGCTAAAAGAAAATATGAACGAAGATAATGTCTATAACGGTGGATTAAATTGTCATTTTGTGCCTCAACACGACTACATATACAACGATAATAACGAACGCACTTGTAATCATATCTTAAAGTTTGATAGTTTAACATCAGAATTTAACGAGTTAATGGAGAAAAAGGATGTTGATGTTAGATTAAATGATGATAAGAAAGATAATCAAAGTAATTTTAACTTAACTGTTAATGATATAGATGACGAAAATATGCAGAAGATATTTAAATTATATAAAAAAGATTTTGAAATTCAAAACTCATTATAATATTTTTAAAAATGTGTTTGAATTAAAAAATGAAAATTTATTTAATTTATATAATTTATATAATTTGTTTAATATGTACATTATCGTTAATTTTACTTTACATATATCATAAATATGGTANANATANAANCCTTTGAAACAAAACCTAAATTATTTATTTATTGGGAACANNGTTGGGATNANGCACCATATATTTGTAAAATGTGTTTGAAGTCATGGGAAAAATACAATAAAAATCACTTTGACATTATTAAATTGGATGCAAAAAATGTACCCAACTACATTGATATGACTGCTATTGTACCCAATTACTTGCAAATAAAGAAAATAGCGCATAGATCTGATTTATTGAGAGTGAACTTATTGAACAAATATAACGGTGTATGGGTAGATGCAACAACCTTTTGTACAAAACCATTGAATTCCTGGGTTCATCAATACAACGAATTTTTCGCTTTCTATAAACCTTCCAAAACAAAACAAATGTCCAATTGGTTTTTGTTTTCAAAAAAAAAGAATTATATCATGACTACCTTAACCCAAAGTCTTAATCAGTATTGGACGAATAGAGATTCTAACAATAATTATTTTATTTTTCATGATATATTCAATAATTTGTATGATACCGATGTAAAATTTAAAAACCAATGGGATAAAGTGCATCACATCAGTGCTCATATACCTCATAAATTGAAGTATAAAGAAAAACATAAAGAACATGTTCCTGATGATAAAAAAAAACATATAGTAACAATTCAATCACCCATGTATAAATTGGATCATACAGACAAAAGTTCAAATCTTATGCAAAATTCGAAGAATAACACTTTTTACTTTTTGGCACACCATCATGGTTTGATCTTAAATATATAATCGATATCTGTCCAATACACATAGTTTTCCTCCGAAATATATATTCTTTTTACTTTTATATAATCCTTTTGATGCACAATTTTTTTGGGAATATAATTTTTATTTTTAATTAATTTGCGTAAAATTCTAGGTCCGGTCACATCTATCGCTGTGCCCTTAATTTTATTATCAATATTGGTATTAATAATTTGAATACAGTTATACAATAATTCATTATTTGGACTCATCATTAACACATGTGTATCATACCAATTATTCAACTGTTTATGTAATATTTCCGTATCTTCAGGGTTTATGATTTCATCTAATGGTTTTAACAATTTGTTATCTAAATCAGCATACACACCACCGTATTTATAAATGATTAGAATGCGAAAATAATCAGATTTGGAAGCACCCACCTTAATACTATCAAATCGTTCCACATATTTCGGACCATACTCTTTTAATAAAAATTGTCTAATGCGTTCGTCGTCATAAAACTCGTATTGATATGATGGATTTAGATTTATCCAGGATTCTACATTTTTATATAAATCTTTATTTATTATATTACTCTTATAAGTTTGATAAATGACTCTCGGAATGTTTTGATGTACAAAATCATGTTCTTTCGGTAATACTGTGTATGGAATTTGAACAGTATTATTGATAAAACTTTCTTTTAAATTTTTGTTGTATAGATATAATAAAGAAACCGTAATAAATAATAATAATATGATTGAGATTATATACATCATTTATTTCAATATATTTAATAAATATATTTGTTGATTTTAATAAACTTATGAAAGATTTTACAGGAGTTATCAAAGACGAGTGTAAGTTTGCAGGAAGTGGATTTGGTAAAAACCACGAATTAGGAGAATGCAGTTTGGCGTTTCAAGTTATTCCATATTGCGACAGTGTATTGGAAATAGGTGGAGGTGCGGGTAAAGTATCGCATATGATCAACACCTTATTGAAAAACCCTTCCAAACATGTCGTGATTGAACCTGGAAAGGGAGGAAGAGGTAATCACGGTGATGAGCATCTTTGGAAAAATCAGAAACATTTCAACGATAAATATACAATTATTAAAAAGTATGCAAACGACCTCGTAACAGATGATTTGAAAAAGTTAGGAGAACACGGTCCAGATTGTCTCTATGTAGATTGTGAAGGATGTTTATTATCTTTTTTAACAGATTCCACAATCGGAAAATCCATCTTAAAATCCAAAAAACTTAAGTTTATTGTTAACGAAATGGATGGTTTCACAAGTTCAATACCACATCATGATAACCAATTGAAAAAATTATTAAAGGATAATGGATTTGATGTTTATGCTAAAGGAGCAGGATGTGGTGTCAGATGCGAAACCCTTGTATGGAAAAAACATGATGATCCAATTATCGAAGGATTCCTTGCAACGAACAAAACCTATATGTTTATCTTTGCTGTCTTGTTGTTAGTAGCAGCCTATTTAATGTAAATTATGTAACATGAATTCAATCATAAAATTACATAACTTGGTTACACCTTCAATGCTCATAGCGTTATATATAGAAGCACGACAATGACCAACGAGATGATGTCCGTTTAAACCAATCAGTCCTTGAGCTTTTGCTTGTTCGATAAATTCATCTTCCAAATGTTTGTTTTTCAATTCAAATGGCACATTCATTTTACTACGATACTGTTTTTTCATTTTACAATGATAAAATCCATTTGAATTATCAATTGTGTTATAAAGCATTTGTGCTTTGAAATCTCTGGATTTTTCAATTTCATGTATACCACCCATATCCAATATTTTTCTGAAAGTCAATCCGGCAACATATATCGGAAAAATGGGTGGGGTGTTCAACATAGAATTGGCTTCACATATTTTGGCTAAATCTAACATTGTCGGTATGTTGTTTTTGTTGTTTGTTAACATGTCTTTTCTAATTACGACTAATACCATTCCTGTTGGTCCAATATTCTTGTGACTGCCTGCATAAATCATTGCGAATTTAGTAAGATCAACCGGTTTGGACAGATAATTGGAGGACATGTCACATATAAGTGGTTTGTCACCCACATTGGGTATGTAATTAAACTCACATCCATGAATGGTTTCATTATCGCAATAATGAACATATTTTGATTCGGGGGATATTTCCAAATCTTTTTGATCGGGACATATCGTATAGTCATTACAATTCGACATGTTACTAATGTTAACATTGCAAAATTTGGACGCTTCTTTGGCAGCGAAATCACTCCAATATCCGTTTACAATATAATCCACTGTATCTGTTTTGTTTGCAAAGTTCAATGGTATAGTCGAAAACATTTGTGTCGCTCCACCTTGTAAGAACAGTATTTCATAATCGGCAGATATATTCATCAATATTCTCAATTTTTGTTTGGTGTTCATCAACATAGATCTAAACTCTGGTGATCTGTGATTTAACTCTAAAATACTTATACCACTGTTTCTCCAATTTAGCATCTCCATCTGAACATATTCCAACACATCATGAAATATCGCCCCTGGACCTGGAGAGAAATTATACATACTAACCAATATATATCTAAAGTTTTTTAAATATATTTAACCCATAAGAAAGTGTTGCCTGCCAAAAACTCTGAATATTTAAAGTTAATCTGATCTTCTATATAAATGGAAAAATTATCCATCGAACAACGGTTCAAAGAAAGCAATAGATTAATGAAAAAATACCCTAATAGAATCCCTGTAATTGTCACGAAATCTATAAACAGTAAGATACAAGATATTGATAAAAAAAAGTATCTTGTACCTTCTGATCAGACAATCGGTCAAATGGTGTATGTAATTCGTAATCGTATTAAATTATCCCAAGAAAAGGCACTCTTTGTTTTTGTTAATAATATATTACCACCGACAGGGGAAATATTATCCGAAGTTTACAAGAATCATAGAGATCCAGACGGATTTTTATATATTACATACGCTTGTGAAAATGTGTTTGGTGTAACAAATACACGCTTGTGAAAATGTGTTAATTTGTTTTTTAAATAGACCATTCACAATTAATTACGCGTGTTAAGATATTAAGTGTGTTATATTTATTAAAAACAAATGATTGCACGAATCAGTCCAAGGCATAGAATAGCTCCAATTGTGTGTTCCGTCAAACATAATGACAAATCAACACAAAGTAAAATGTCGACTCCTCCAGAAAAAACAAAATTACGCGAAAAACTAAAATATGCTTTGATGAACTGTGACATACAATCCGAAAATTACAAACTTCATAAACAATACTGTGATATCCTTTGGAAAGAAGTTGATGATCTTGCCAAAAAGGTAAAAACCTAAAAATTTACTAGGAGTGGGGTTCGAACCCACGCAGTCAATAGACTATTAGAACTTGAGTCTAACCCCTTAGACCTCTCGGGCATCCTAGCAAGTACGATGCATCATTCGGGAATTGAACCCGAGTCTTCTGCTTGGAAGGCAGACATCCTACCACTGGACTAATGGTGCATACTATATTTTATATAAATATCCTTAAATAAAAATAATATCTTGATATAAACATTATTTACTATTTTTTATTCAAAATATGAACAAAGTATTTTTTAAACCTTTGGTTATTTTTTGTAAATCTAATGACAACACTAAATCGAATTTTATTAAAAAAGAAAAGCTAATTAAATTGAAACATGATATTAATTTAAATTTAAAAGAAAAAAAACATGAAGCTTCAAAATATTGCGATGAGATATTTTACAATGATTCTGATTATTTTTGTTCATCTTTATTGAGCAGCATAGATGCTCTTGAACAAAAAGAAAGACAAATAAATTTACTGTTGACACAACTGAAAGATTAAAATCATTAAAACGACATATTAATGATTTNNAAAAAAAGAATTGAGTCTCGTATGGGGGTCGAACCCACAACCTTACGATTAGAAGTCGTACGCTCTATCCAATTGAGCTAACGAGACTTACATTTTTTATATGATAAATCCTTAAATAAAAAATTGAAGAAAAATATGTAATAATTTGTATAGTTATCACAACTACCCCATCTACTCACGAAGAATACAGAAACAACTAATACACAATTACAAACATGTCTCACGACCTGCAAATCGCGTGTTGGTTTGATGCTATTCGTAACAACCATCATGAAGCAATCACTACATTGCATCGGTTGTTCAATCTAGACATCAACGATAACACTTCTTACGAAGACTACTTCGCCAGACCCATACATATCGCCGTTGAAACAGATAATGAAGACACCATTCGTCTCATTGTCTCACTCGGTTGTGATGTTAACTCAACTGACTATTACGGTGTTACACCATTGTATAAAGCGGTTGATCACAACGCAATGACCAGTATCAAAGTGCTTTTGGAACTTGGTGCTGATCTATACGCTAATGTTCATCGTGGCAAACTGCCCGATGGTTCGAACGAGTATCTCACTCCTTTAGAGCTGATCAAACTGAACAACGACAACAAAGTTCATGATTTTGTTGTGCCTTACACCAAGGAACACAAAAGACTTAAAAGGTTGCAGATATACGCTAGAGTCATCGGTAAGATGATGAAGCAATATCGCCGTTCGGTTGATAATGTTTGGAAACCAGATGGTGTTGGATACCATATCGCAAGAATGGATTTCGAACAAAATATAATTTCCATATAAAAAACAACAAAAACAACCACCATATACTCAATACAGTAGACCAAGGTGGTATTAGTCGCTTTTATGGCTTCTAAAACAGTAAATATCAAGGTTATATAAATTAATAATGGATTTCATAATAACATTTATTCAAAAAGTCTTCCACATTTATTTTTTTATTCAATGACATATCAAACATATAGAATCTATCATTCATTCTTTCAGATAATACACAAAACATTACATCTAAATTCGCATTTGCACAATATTCAATAAACTCCATTGATGCAACATGATGTAGAGACATTAAACAGTCTTTGTAGTCAACTTGTAACTTTAAGGGAGTAAAGTTTTTGTCATATTGTATTTCCTTATGGTACATGAACATATCTTCATAATTTTTCAAATCAGGAAATCTTTTTTGACAATAATGAAATCGTGCTATGTTATCTGCGACCCGTTTGGCATCGTTCACATTTGGAAAACAACAAACTTTTGTTTTATTGTTATCCGCTTTGTTAATCCCAAAGAAAGTATGTGTTGTTTGATGTCTGATAACATACATTATATGTTGATGTTGTTAATACTATATATATTAATCAAATTTTAAATTTACACTTAGGTTTGTTATTAGCGGTCAACTTATTTGGTGTTAAAACACATTTCGAATGTGATGTAAGTTCCGGAAGATGTTTAATTGCCCTCGTATGTTCTTAGAAAAAAAATTGAAAAGAAATAATGTAAAACAAGTATCCAATCAAAAAATGGAACTTCAAGCGTTACTTCTATCAAAAAGCATTCCGAACGATATTGTTGTCAATGAAATATACAACCATTTATGGAGAAACAAGAAAGTTTTTAACCAAAAACAAAAAGAAGCTATTGTTCACGATCATTTTCATCTCAAAAAAATCATTCAGACTTATTTGAACGATACATCTCTTTCCGAGAACAAAGAATCTATGGATTACTTTCTGTGTTGGTTATATAATGATATGTTGAGTGTGCTGAATGACGATTACGCTTACATTGACGGACTTTCCCTGAATTTAAAAAAGGAATGCCCTGATATAAGTAAGGAATGGTTGTTGTCGTTGGACAATATTGACGATCTACCAGATAAGATCTATACCATTTGGAAAATGATGACAACAAACAAAAAGAATATTATGTATGAACGAACCACTCCTTGAAAGAATTATGTTGTTATCATTGCCATGTTCAAGATGCATCTTGAACGAATTTACAAAGAGTTTTTCGTCATCCGTATTGAAATTTTGGGCAAGTAAATTCATATTTTTCATAATTGCTAAAAAGTTATTATGAAGTTAGAAAAAAAAAGGTTTTGTGATTAAAGTATCACTAAAGTAAATTTTCTTTTGTTGTTTTAATTTTTTTTTACTATCTGAAATCAATAGTACTATTTTAATTAAATAATCTAGTTGGAGTAGGCTCGTTCTCCCCCCTGTGCTTTCACACAAGGCCAGACTCTATCTTAAGATGATTCCGGTTGACTAAACCATCATTATCACCCGACACCCGTCGCAATACAAAGGTAGATTAAGTCTCTGTACTACATAGTCGTTGTGGGTGTTCCGTGCTCTTGTCATATTGAGTTTAGGAACATTGCCCGCGGATTATCCATTGTAACATCTTCGAACGCTTTTACCATACACTAGGTCATTACCCCGTCCAGTTGTATGTTTCCACACAACCTTGGTGTTTCGAAGTTTTAGGACTTTCCCGATCATTATAAGGTATCTCGCATTTGTTGTGAACAACAAACACTAGCCAGTAACACTGTTTACCCGTATTTACGGCAGCTGACTGTTAGGCTCTAACCATTAGCAAATTAATTGCTAAAACTTAAGCCTCCCATACCAGACATCACACGGAGCACATTGTAGTTAACGGCGAACACCTTAACGGAGTTGGAGGTATCAACACCTGTAAGGTTAAGGGTAGCGTTGTCAATGCGGGACATGTTGCATGTCCCAGAGGGTTGATGTTCTTCGGGCTTGAGNGCGAAGGAGTACACATTGATACCACCNGTGCTTTTATCAGCGCCCTCAACCTTAACGGGCACGCGTTCGTGATGTTGGTACGGTTGGACAAGTTGGAAATATTGGGGCACACGGGCGGAGAAACGCTCATGCCCGTTGAGTTGGAGTTTGGCGGTGTCATATGATGTAACATATGAACCAACAGCACCACCCTCTTCCTTTTCAACCCACACCAATTCCTTGCAGGGATGGTTGAAGTTGAGTTTGATTTTGGAGGAGGCGGTTTCGTCGCCGGTGAATTGGAGTTGTTCAATAAGGTATTCGTGGGACACTTGGGCGAATCTACGGCGTTCATCGGTGTCGAGGTAGATGTAGTCAACATAGAGGGAGGCGGAAGCGATGTCACCAGTTACACCAACGGCTTCTTTCTCACCGAATTCAAGGTTGATCTTGACTTCGTGGTATTGGAGGGCAATGAGGGGAAGGGCAAGACCGGGGTTGCGGCAGAACCAGAATTGAAGAGGAACGAACACAACATTGTCGTTTACTTCAGCCACACCGGACGCTGATTCAGAAACAAGATTATCTTTACCACCCACCATCAATTTGTAACCTTCCCAGTGACCAGCGGTTTGGGTAAGTTCGTTCCATATATGAAGCCATTCGGCGTAATGTTTGTCAATGCGTTGACCACCAATTTCAACTTCCACGGATTTGACAAGTTCGTGACCGGCCCACTCGGAGGTGGATCCAGCGGGTATAGTTGCTTGGAGGTAGATGCGGTGGATGAGATCACCGTTTCTGGAGATGGGGCAGGTAACCTTCTTGCCGAAGTTGGGGAAACCGTTGAAAGTTTGTTCAATGGATTCCATGGAAAAGTTGGTGTGTCTGCGGTAGACAACTTTGAAGAAAGTAATTTGTGGGTTGCCAGACAAGTAGATGTCTTGGGCACCGTAAGCTACGAGTTGCATAAGTCCTCCTCCCATTATGTATTTTTATATAATATAAGAAAATAATTTTATAGATATTTAAAATTTATTTTTACGCATTATTAAAAAAGAAACTTTTCGATGAAAAAACAAAATATATATAAACGATCTTGTAATTACAAAAAAACTTCCAACACTTTAGACTTTTGTCACAAAAACAACATAGAAACTTTTCTTACTAAAAAAGATTCATTGGAAGAAAATTATGATAGATTAAAAGTTATAAAAGACAATCTAAAAGAAATTAATAACAAACCTAATCATGAAAAAACTGATGACGAGTTTAAAGATATTGTTATTTTAAATGATGAGATAAAATCTATTGAGTCTTACATTCAAGATATAGTTACAAACAAAGAGGAGATTGATTACTATTCAAACACTGCTGATATCTTATACAATTATTATGATTTAGTTGAAAACAACTCAGACAATAACATGAACATTACTAATCATCTTAACAATGCAAATAATCAAAACAAAAAAACCATTCTTGAATACTTTCATAAACAACATTTATCTTCGAATGTAGAGACAATCGAAGTGGAAAAGAAAAGCAATAAACAAACCTATTGTAACCTATCTACACCTAATAACAGGGCTTCTCTATTGGATGAATATCTATCGATAACCGACAAAAATTATATCAATGATAACATAGACAACAACATTGCATTAAAGTGTGAATTTTGCAACTCAATGGAAAAAACCGTTATTAATAACGATAGTATTTCGGTGTGTAACAAATGTTTTTCGGTTCAACATTTGTTAACAGACAATGAAAAACCATCCTATAAAGATCCCCCTAAAGAAATCAGTTACTTTTCCTACAAACGCATCAATCATTACCAAGAATGGTTAAATCAGATCCAGGGTAAGGAAACAACAGATATTCCTGAAGAAATATTCGATAAAATAATGTTAGAGTTGAAAAAACAACGGATTATCAATGTAAAGGAAATAAACCGTCAAAAAGTGAAAGAGATCTTAAAGAAATTAAAAATCAACAAATACTATGAGCATATTCCGTATATATTAAATAGAATAACAGGCATACCAAATCCTAACTTAACACAAGAATTAGAAGAGAAATTGAGGAATATGTTTAAAGAGATTCAAGTTCCATTTCTAAAACATTCTCCTCTAGTTCGTAAAAACTTTCTTTCATATTCTTATGTTATTCACAAATTTATTCAAATTTTAGGCAAAGATGAATATTTACGATATTTTCCTCTACTTAAAAGCAGAGAAAAACTACACCAACAAGAAGAAATTTGGAAAAAGATCTGTAAAGATTTGGGATGGAAATTTGTAAGAAGTATCTAAGGTCCTCTCAATGATTGGGCAACATTGGGCATGTTGTTCATTGTGGGGAATCCAACCAAGTTAGCACCAATACCTAAACCAGCACCTGATCTGGCACTGACTCCTAAACTCGGACTATATAAATCTAATAAACTGAATGTTGCGGCAGCAACAAAACCAATCAACACAACATCATCCATTGTTAATTTTTTGTTAGGGAACATGAAGGCTGCTGTGGCAACTACCAAACCTTCCATAAGATATTTAAGAATGCGTACGAAAACTTCCATGAAATCAAATGAGTAAGTCATTTTATTTATAATAAATAATTTATTTTTAAAATTTACTTAAACATATTAATTATTTATCATTATATAATGATTTCTACGAAAGAGGTTGATTATCTAGAGCAAGACGAACCTCTCCGTAATCAAAATTTCGTGTGTCTTTCCTTTATAAGTCCTGAAGAAATCCTCAAAAAGAAGGAAGCGTATTTCTTTGAAGAATATACAAAGGCATATGTAAAAAAGAACTTGGAATACATCAGTACTTTGGAAAATATATTTCCGGACAAGAAAGAAGAGATTCGAATTCTAAAAGACAATTTTGACTTTTTATTTAATGAATCGAAAATTCAAGATTCTTTCAGTCATTTTGTGCAAGATCAAACGGATGATTTAGAAAAAACATTTCACGAGAAGAACGATTTCCAAACCTCCATTAGGGGTCTTAAGGTTAGAGGAGTCTTTGATACGATTCAGGAAGCACAAACCAGGAGTGTAAAACTTCGAAAATTGGAAAACAATAAATTTTCGATTTTTGTAGCACAGGTCGGGTGTTGGTGTCCTTGGTCGCCGAATCCCGAACATATTGAAAACCAAGAGTTTGCCGAAACACAGTTGAACACTCTGATGAAGAAATATCAAGAAAATCAAGAGAACAAATCACAATATTTCGAGGAACGAAAGGCTGCGATGAAGGAACAAATTGCCGAAACAGAAAAAGATAAGAAAAAACAAATCGAGAGCGATATCGCAAGTATTAAAATAGTGGATAACAACGAAGAGGTGACTCTAGAGTTATCAACGGAAAATCAACAGCCTTCTACTATGTATACCGAAGACGATCCGTGGATGAAAGAAAAAAATATTACTGAAAATTAATATAAGAGAATGTTTAGTTTGTTATTTATATTTTTACTCATTGGAATAGTCATGGTTATAGATGGTATATATCACGAAGAAATTCAAAAATTGAAATCCCAAAAAAAAGTAGTGTATAAGTTCATCCCACGAACGACATATAATGATATGCTGTTTCACAAACATACGGATCCTGAGTATGAAAACATTTTCACACAGGATCATGATGCTAGAAGCGCAGGAAGGTATACATAATGCTTTTTAATTTCTATATGTTTTTTTAACATTGATGATAGGTCTTTTTTTCTTGAACACCGAAGGATCGTAATTCTCTTCGTTGTCGTCGTGTTTGATATTCTTGCTCATTTCCCAAAATTGTTGATTGCAAATTTTGAAAGGAGGGTGTTGAATAGCTTTGTACCAAAACACATTATCTTCTAATTTGTTACTTTTAGTTGTATTGTCTATCACTAAGCATTCGAAATTTTCGGTGCATTGATCCATCACTTGACAAAATATTTCAAAGTTCTGAAACATTCCGGCATAGTTATCGTATATTCTTTTTCTGTTCGCTACGATATTTTCTCTCAAAATGAAGATATAATCGATATTCGTTCTTAAGTTGGGTGGTATGCCTAATGGGTATTGCATAGATATGATAAAAAACATTTTCAAATGCCTGCCGTTCATGAACAATGCCCTTACATTTTTATCTTTTGTCCAGCTAGAATCGTACAAACAATCATCCAATATCAAGAACGAGCGAGGATCAATTTTCGATCCACCGTATTTGACATTCTCGTCGTTTAGATTCTTTATCACATGCTGCTGTCGTTTAATTACATTATCAACGATGTTTTGTTTGAATTCATCATGTATGAAAATCTTAGGGATCATTTCGCCGTAAAAATTGTTTGCCGACTCGGTACCAGATATAACTGTGCCTACTTGAAAGGAATTATTGTAATACAATAAATCTTTTATCAAAAATGACTTCCCCGTATTTCTCTTTCCTATCATCACAACAACCTTATCATCTGTTATGGATGTAATGTCAAATTTTTTTAACTCTAATTTCATACTATACTATATTCTTTATTTATTATATATTATAATCCCTAAAATCAAAACGGAGGTTCACCTGATTTTATATTATTCATTATTTGTTTATCATCATTACTATCTATTATCAAATTTGAAATCATATATACGATTATAAATGACATTATTGACAATATAAACATTTGCATGTTATCTTTCTTCTCTTCTGTCTTTTTATTCTCATAGAGTATATACATGGTAAATACTGCTGAAAAAAATAACGCTATTACGAAAGATGTTAACTGTATCATTTATATTCTATATATTTTTTTATTTGTTTAAAAAAAACTTCATATGTACTTCTTTTGTAATAATAATTTCTTTTTCAACTGATCTTTGTTATATCTGAACTCATCATATTCTATACTACTTCCTAATATACTTTTAATTTTTTCTGTGTTTCTCATTTTTTTGTTATATTTATATTCGTCCTTTACAACAGTTCGTTTTTTTTCATCTTCATCGTTTATTTCTTCTATTTTAATATCAAAATCATCACCATCATCACTTTCTTCTGCCTCACAAATTTCTATTTTATTTGCGTTTACCTTTAACACAACATTCGTATCTAAATTCTCAATCATATTATCTGTTTCGTTTTCATCAACGGTAATATCCTCTGAAATGATAACATCTTGATAGCATTGATCGTCAGCATTCACCTCGCCGTTGTTCTCTTTTTCAATCACTTTAATCTCTTTGAGCCCACCATAGTTGACTTCATCATTCTCATGATCATCAATATCAACTTCCCTAATCACTTCTTTTGAATCATCATGATCCGATGATTCGTTATCAACAGAATATTCATTATTATTCACATCAACATTATCTTTGTCACAATATCGTGCATCAAACAATATTGTTTTCATCGAGTCATCTTCAAATGCTTCCTTATCCTCTTCAACTGATTCCTCTTTAACTTCTTCCTCTTCAACTGATTCCTCTTTAACTTCTTCCTCTTCAACTGATTCCTCTTCAAATGATTCCTCTTCCTTATCCTCTTTAACAGCATCCTCTTCAATGGCATCCTCTTCAACAGCATCCTCTTCAACAGCTTCCTCTTTAAAATCATCTTTTCCACCGAATGATTTTCTCCTATCGACATCTTCTGT